GATAGAACAATAACTTTACCTGACCAATCAGGTGCTTTAGCGATGGACGGTGACGCTTTGGCATATTCAATCGTATTCGGAGGATAATATAAGTGGCAAGTACATTTAAGAATTTTGGATTAGATGTTGGAGTTTTAGATGACTCAACAGGTGATATGTATACAGCTGGCGGTTCTGTATCTGCTGTTGTTCACGCATTATATATTTCAAATAAAAGTTCAACAAATGCAGCTAAAGTAAATGTAAAAGTTACTACAGACGGCGGCTCAACTTTCTTTCATGTAGGAAGAAGTTTAGATGTACAAGTAAATAACACTTTAGTTTTAGATAAACCTATAAATTTAGAAAACAACGACAAATTACGAGTATATGCAGACCCTAATCCAGATAGTTCATCTGTAGATGTAGAAGCATTTGCTAGTGTATTGGAGATTAGTTAATGCCTTTAGTAGTACCTCAAACAACAACTACAGATAAACTAAAAAACTTCAATGGTTTAAGAAGAACCAAAGAGGGTATGTTATATTTAACTTCTATCGACAGACAGAATTCTACAGACGAAATTACAATATCAACACATACCGAAGATGGTAAATCAGATTTAGTACCAAATGACGGACAAACAAATTATGTAGATGAACGACTAGAAATGACCAATGTTCAAACATTTACCGGTGATGGTGTAGATAAAACATTTACAATTAATATAAATATGAAAACACATGGAAACAGATTAGCAGTTTTTGTTGATGGTGTAAGACAGGATTTGAATACTCATTATACAGTATTGAATACTACACTTACTTTTGTCATAGCACCACACAGCGGAAAAGTTATAGAAGTTGCACAACTAAATAAAAGGTATAAGAATAATGATAGTGACAAATATCAGCAATTTACTTTTGATTCTGAGGCAACTTACCTTATAAATAGTAGTGCTGATTTGGTAAAAAGGGAAAACAAAGCTGTATCTCGTACTAAATTATCAAGTGATGATTTTGATACATTTGAAAGTACGACAGCAAGTGTTAATTCAACAACTTATCAGAGCGCAGTATAGGAATAAAAAATGGCAGATTTCAAACTAGGTAGACTTAAATTTAAATGGAGAGGTGATTGGGCGGCTTCAACAGACTATGTCATTGATGACATTGTAAAATATGGCGGTAATAATTATGTTGTCGTATCAAATCATACATCTCAATCAAGTTCAGCAGCATTTTACACAGATTTAACAGCAGAAAAATACGAATTACATACCGAAGGATTATACTTCAAAGGTGATTGGGCAGGTTCAACTCATTACAAATTAAACGACCTAGTTAAATACGGCTCTTTTCAATACAGAACAACAACTCAACATACTTCAAGCGCTTCAACTTTTGACCCTAGTAAATTTGAAGTTTATCAAGAAGGTTTGCAATTTGAAGATTCTTATAACGCAAGTACAACTTATCAAGATGGTGATATAGTAACATATGGTGGATATTCATATGTTTATATTAATACAACACCAGCTTCAGGACAAACACCTGCCGATAACTCATATTGGGATGTCCTTACAACAGGTTTTAAAGCTTTAGGTGCATATTCACATGGCACAGCTTACAAAACTGGTGATACAATTCAATACGGTGGTAACAACTATGTTGCTACTGCTAACAACACTAGTCAATATCCGGCAAATACAGACGGTACAACAAATACAACTTATTGGCAATTAAACCTTGAAGGATTTAATTACAGAGCTGCTTATAGCGCAAGTACAACATACAATATTGGTGATGTTACAAGATTAACAACTTCAACTTATATTGCAATACAAGACAGAATTTTAAATGTATCCCCAGATTCAGATGGTAGTAAATGGCAACTAATCGCACAAGGTGACTCAGCTGCTGTATTAACTACAAGAGGTGATATTATTAAACAAGGAGCTGCGGCTGCTGAAGCATTAACTATCGGTACAGTAGGTTCTGTTTTAACAACAAATGGTACTGACCCTATTTGGTCAAATGCTGAAGGTAAAAATGTTTATTATGTTGCTAACTCTGGTTCAGACTCAAATCCAGGTTCACAATATTTACCTTTTAAAACACTATACTATGCATTAGCACAAGCGACTTCAGGAGATATTGTTGACTTTGATACAATAACAGGTGGTACAGGTGGTATTCCCAGTACATATGATTTAACACAAACGGCTACAACCGGTTCAGGTATAGGAGCAACTATAAGAGCTGTCATTGATGGTTCATCAACACCTACAGTTACAATTACAAATGGTGGTTCAAACCACACAGCTGGTAATACAGTTACATTTGGTAATGTTGGTCCAGATGGTAGTACAGTTCAAGGTGGTGGTATGTCAAATATTACTATCAATGTTGTTTCTGCTTCAGTTGGTGATGTTGTTTATGTTAAAAACGGTGTTTACAATGAAACTTTACCTATTAGAGTTCCTGCTGGTGTTACAGTACAAGGTGAAAGTTTAAGAGGAACAGAAATTAGACCTAAGTCAGGTCAAGGTCATCAAGTTAAAACAGTTGCTTATGTTTCAGGTGGTACAGGTGGTACTCCAGGAACATATAATTATAAAAATTCAGTTGCAGGTGCTTCAGGTACAGGTGCAAAATTTAATATCGTAATGGATGGTTCTTCATCTCCAACAGTAACAGTTTATCATGGTGGTTCAGGATATGTTAGTGGTGAAACAATTACAATTGAAGGTTCAACTATAGGTGGTGCTTCAAGCATTGCATTAACAGTTGCTTCATTAGAAGATAACAATGCTTCTAATATGTTCTTGGTTAATAACCAAACAAACATTGTTCAAATGTCAATGAAAGGTTTAACAGGAACACCAGGTGCTGGTGCAACAGGTAAAGCTGCCGTTGTTTCATTAGACCCTAGTGGTTCTATTACAACTGCTTCGCCTTATATTCAAAACTGTTCATCTGTCAATGCAAGTGCAACAGGTATTCAAATTGATGGACTATTACACGCAGCTGGTAACAAATCAATTCTTGCAAATGACTTTACACAAATTAACTCAGATGGTCGTGGTGTTCATGCATTAGGCGGCGGTCGTGGTGAAATGGTTTCAGTCTTTACTTATTATTGTGATAAATCTTTCTTTGCAGAAACAGGTGGTTTTATTAGAGCTCTAAACTGTTCATCTGCTTATGGTGAAAAAGGTGCAGAGTCAATTGGTACATTAGCCGCAGAAAGTCCTGTAGAGGTACTTGGTCGTGGTAAAATGCTTAAATATGACACTACTACATTTATAGGTGCAGCTACAGAATCAGATATAGCAGATATGAATGCTACACAAGGTGTAGGTACATCTACAATAGTAGGTGGCACTTCAGGTGCAACTGCTACAATTTTTAGAGTTAACATTTCATTAGATTACTTACATATTGAAAGTATTACAGGTAACTTTACACAAGGTGAAACAGTTACAGTTACAAAAGAAGATAGTTCAACATTTCAGTTTGAACTAAGTGATTCTTTCGGAGATAGTTCAGCTGCACAAACAGGACAAATTGGTCCATTAATTGCAGTTGATAGTACAGATAGTACATTAGCTTCAGCAAATGTTATTAAAGTTGGTTCTAATGTTGTATTTGCTGGCGATACAGCTAAGTTCTACAGAGTATCAGCAGTTTCAGAAACTAATACAACTAATAAACAAGCAACAATTAGATTTACAGAAAGTGTTACAACAGGTAGAGCAATTGGTGATAATGAAGAAGGTGATATTACACAAAAATTCTCAAACATTCGATTAACAGGTCACGACTTCCTAGACATTGGTACTGGTGACTTTACAACATCAAATTATCCTGTTGGTGCAACACAACCTTCTGACCAAGCAGATGAGGTTACAGAAACATCTGGTGGTCGTGTTTACTTTACATCAACTGACCAAGACGGTGACTTTAGAATTGGCGATTTATTCAGAATTCAACAGGCGACTGGTATTGCAACTCTAAACGCAGACGCATTTGACCTTTCTGGTCTATCTGAATTACAACTTGGTTCTATTGGTGCTGAGTTAGGTGCAACAATTAACGAATTTAGTACAGACGAAACATTAGGTAATGACGCTAATACTGCCGTACCTACTGAAAGAGCTGTTAAAGGACATTTAACTAGAGATAAAATGGGAACAGGACATCTTGTTCCACCAACAGGTACAACAGCTGAAAGACCAACAGGTGGCAATTTATTCACAGGTGGTCTAAGATATAACTCTACACTAGTAACATGGGAAGGTTACAATGGTAGTGCTTGGACTGGTTTAGGTGGTGGTAATCCATGGGCAACTCATACTGCTGATGGTTCAACTGCTTTAACAGTAGCTGCAAATGATAGATATTTTATTAACACTACAGCAGGCGCTCAAACAGCAAATTTACCGGCATCACCTCAAACAGGCGACCAAGTTTCTTTTGTTGACTTAGCGGGAACATTTGATACGAATAATTTGACAATAGGTAGAAACAGTTTAAAAATTAACGGAGCTACGGCAGATTTAGTGATAAATCTTGAAGACGCAGCCATTCAATTAGTTTATACTGGTGCGACATATGGTTGGAAACTAACAAACAATAATTAAGAGTAATTTAAAAAGGGTATAAATAGTAGTATGGCAAACATTAGAGATATTACAGGTAAGAATAGGAAGTTTACAGGTACAGATGGTATCAAGTTACCTAATGGTACAACTGCTCAAAGAGTAGGAAGTGAATCAGGTGAAATTAGATTTAACACCACAACTAATTTAGCAGAATACTATGACGGTAATAATTGGAAAGCTATTGATGCTCCACCGGTTGTAAATTCTATAACGCCTACTTTAGTAGAACCTGATGGTTCATCACTTTCAACAATTGCTATTAGTGGTGTAGGATTTTCAACATTAACTGACCCTACTGTTACTTTCCGTTCTACAGTTGACGGTACAATATTTACAGCAACAAGTGTAACAGTAAATGATAGTGGAGATGTAGATGCTGATACTTTAGCAACTATGACAGCTGTTAAATCGCCATATACTGTAAGAGTTACAAATCCTTCAAACTTGTTTGGTCAATTAGAATCCGGTTTAATATTAGATAGAGTTCACGCATTTGATACATCTGCCGGTAGTATTGGTACAGTTAACACAGCGGATGTTAACCCTACTTTAAGTGCAGTTACAGCTACTGACCCCGATAGTGATTCAATTACTTACTCACTTTCAGCAGGTGCTTTACCTACTGGCTTATCATTGAGTAGTGCAGGTGCAATTACAGGAACAGCTGGTACATTAACAGCTGGTACATCAACATTTACAGTTTCAGCTGCTACAACCGGACAAACAATTACTAGAGAATTTACAATTACAATGACAAATGATTTATTTGTAGCTGCTACAGGTGGTACAGTTGCAACACAAGGTGACTACAAAGTACACACATTTACAAGTTCATCACAATTTGCAGTATCACAAGCAGGAAATCCAGGTGGTGCAGATACCGTTGAGTATCTAGTAGTTGCTGGTGGCGGTGGTGCAGGTGCAGATAATGGTGGAGGCGGTGGCGGCGGAGGTTTCCGTACTAACTATCCTTCTCCAGCAGTAGCCGGCCTAGCTGTTACAGCACAAACTTACTCAGTAACAGTAGGTGGAGGAGGCTCAGCTGCAAACCCAGCACCTAGAGGAAGTAATTCAGTTTTTTCAACTATCACATCAACTGGTGGCGGTGGTTCAGGTTCATGTAACCAAGCAGGTCCTGAAGCTCCTGGTGGTTCAGGTGCAGGTGGAGCACAACACGGCCAAGGAGGCGGTTCAGGAAATACACCGTCAGTTTCTCCACCACAAGGAAATCCAGGACACCAAGGTTCACCAAATCCCGGCGGAGGCGGTGGCGGCGGTGGTGCAGGTCAAGCAGGCCTATCTTATAGTGGCCAAGCAGGTGGTCCAGGTGGTAACGGTACAGCAAATTCAATCACAGGTTCATCCGTAACTTACTCAGGTGGCGGAGGCGGAGGCTGTGGACAATTAAATAACTCAAACGGCGGCGGAGGCGGAACTGGTGGCGGAGGCCGAGGCGGCGGAGGCGGACCTGGTACAGGTTCAGGTTCCGGCGGAGAACCAGGAACAGAAAACACCGGAGGCGGTGGCGGCGGAGGCGGTCAAACCCCTCAAATAGGTGGCGCTGGCGGTTCAGGTATAGTAGTAATTAGATATAAATTCCAGTCGTAAGGATAAGGATAAAAAAATATGGCTCATTTTGCAAAATTAGGAACAAACAGTCAAGTAATTAAAGTTCAAGTAGTTGACGATAATGTGTGTTTAGACGCAGACGGCAATGAAAACGAATTAATTGCAATTGATTTTTTAGAAAATCTTACTGGTTGGCCTTTATGGAAACAATGTTCTTACAACACATCAAAAGGTAAACATTGGACAACTACAGTTGGAGAAGATGACACTCACAATCCATGGGGTGGTTACTTATTAACAGTTGAATCAACTGACCAATCAAAAAAATTAAGAGCAAACTTTCCTGGTGTAGGTTGGATTTATGATGAAACAAATGATATTTTTAAACAACCAGATTCAGAAAAACCAGCTGCAAGTTGGACTATGAATACAACAACTGGTGTATGGACAGCACCTGTTACACAACCAACTGAAACACAATGTGCTTATGAGGGCGTAAGTCCTAGAAGAAAAAATTATGCTATAACTTGGGACGAATCAGGTCAAAGATGGCTAGGCTCACCAGTTGGAACAGACGCAACGGTTAACGCTGCTACTAAGGTTTGGGTGCCAAGCTCTAGTTCTTGGACTGATAAGTAAGTCCTACAAGACTTATAAATAGGATTATATTATGGAGATATTATGCAAAAAATACGACTTTCTGAAACTTTATTAGTTTACGATTTCATACCAAGCATTGCAAAGATAGACCGATTATCAATTGCAAAAACAATTCACAAAAACAAAGTAACAAATGATATATTTGATGTAAGACATCAATATCATAAAGTTAACTGGACACAATCTGTCGAGTGGTTAGATAGTTATATCGTAGACCATTTTGGCGAAGCATATGATTATGCTATGTACATGTTAGAAAAAGATTCTTTTCTTGCATTAAATCAACCTAAAAATACTACAATAGATTGGCATACATGGTTTAATCCTAATGATGTCAAATCATCTCCTGATTGGGTTTGTATATACCCTTTAATAGATATAAAAGAACAACCAGAGATAATTGTAGAATATACTGATAATAGAGTTAAATTAAATTATTGGAAATTACCAATAGAAAGCAATAAGGTTATAATGTTTAATGGGGATTTAAGATTTAAAATTACAAATAATAATAATGATAATGATATAAATTATCTAGTAACGAAGTATCAAAGCAAATGATGTTAGATAATTATTATTGGTGGTTCAAAGCTGCCTTACCTGAAAAACTTTGTGATGACATAGTAGAATTCGGAAAATCGCAAGGTTTTGAAAGAGCCTGGACAGGTGGCGATAAAACTAAAAAAGACGAAAATATACATTTTCAAAATAAAAAAAGACAATCTAAAATTGCATGGTTAATGGAGAATTGGATTTATAAAGAAATAAATCCTTATATTCATCAAGCAAATGAAATGGCTGGTTGGAATTTTGAGTGGAGTCATAATGAGAAATGTCAGTTTACAAGGTATGACAAAGGAGATTTTTATGGTTGGCATTCTGATAGTTATTCAAAAGGTTATGAAAAACACCAAAGAGGTGACATTTTAGAAGGCAAAATAAGAAAACTATCAATGACCGTTTCTTTATCACATCCAGACGAATATGAGGGTGGAGATTTAGAGTTTGATTTTAGAAACTCTAAAGATTATGAATTTACTAATAAAGATTTTACCGTATGTGAAGAAATTAGAGCTAAAGGTTCTATCATAATATTTCCTAGTTTTGTTTGGCATAGAGTAAAACCTGTAACACAAGGTACTAGACATTCACTAGTAAATTGGAGTTGTGGACAACCCTGGAGATAATTATGAAAGAAAATTTATTTTTTGTATCACCTGTTTATTGTGAAGATAAACCAGAATTTTTAGAAAAGGTTGATAAGGCATGTGATAAACACATTGAGGCTTCAAAAACTACACCTAGTTATGTTGATGAAATGAATAAAAGAATGAAACTTTTAGGTGACGATTTTGAAAAAGTAAAAGACTTTGGTTGGTCATCACATTCATGGTCAATAGCACAAGATGAAGATTGTCTTGAATTAAGAAATTATGTAGCAGATAGGTCATATGATATATTAATTAGACAAGGTTTTAATATGAAACCTTTTGATTTAGCAATATCAGAATTTTGGGTGCAAGAGTTTCCTAGAATAGGTGGCGGCCATCACGACACACATTTTCATTATAATAATCATATATCAGGATTTTATTTTTTAAAATGTTCAGAAAGAACATCTAAGCCTGTATTTCACGACCCTAGACCAGCAGCTTTAATGAGTAAACTTCCTTTTGTAAATGAAAATAATTCTACTATTGGTAGTGATAAAATTGCCTTAAATGTAAAACCCGGTTCGTTGGTTATATTTAATGGATATTTACCTCACCAATTTACAGTAGATAATGGTTT